GTGCGCCATATGGCACCGAGACAGACCCAACTACAAAATACACACCTGGTTCATTTGGTGACATTAGAGAAATTAGCCCGTTAGGGCAAAACACTACTAATGAAAACGCATTGTTGGCAATGGAAGCAGTTACCAGACAAAATATGAGTCTTGCTGAATCTATGGCTGCGTTTAGTGGAAATGGTGTTAGTGCCATGAGTACAGATACCAGTTCTGCTGGTAGACAAGATGCACGTACTGACCGAGGCTCAAAAGGTAATACACGTAGTAATGGTAATTATGCTGTTCCTGCTGGAGCAATGAATCCACGTGATATTGCTGTTATCTTAAAACGTCGTGGTTTTCCAGATGATGCCATTTGGAAAATGTTGGCTATATCACACCGTGAATCACGTTGGATACCTACTAAACACAACACAAAGCCACCTGACGATTCTTATGGTCTATTTCAAATTAACATGATAGGCAATACTGGAGCAGGTCGTCGTAAAGCATGGTCTAGTTGGCTAAAGAGCGACAAAGACCTGCTTGACCCAAAACACAATATTCACGCAGCACGTTTGATTTTTGGTGATGGTGGCGGTATTAAGCATTGGAATATTGATGGAAGTTGGAAAAATGGAATTCCAGCAGAAGGTATAAGCACTGCAAAGCAGGTTGCTAAAGACATGGGATACCCAACTCTTGGTGACCCTAGTGATAAAGGCTATACTCCTCCAATGAAGCCAACAACAGCCGCACCTGAACAACGTGCAACCGCTGTTTCCAAACCAACTACAAACAATGTATTTAATGTTCACCCTACAATTCACATCACATCAACTGGTTCACAACACATGGACGTAAACAATATTGCTAAAGAAGTAACAAAAGTACTTGAAAGTCAAGTGCGTCTAACTGCAATGAGGAATTCATAATGGTTATGCAGAATCCTGATTTTGATAATTACTCACGGTTAGGTGAAGTACGTAACCCTGATAGAGAAAATCCACCATTTATTTGGCCTGGGGTAAACATTAGGAATATCAATGGTGGTGGCGTTAGAATGGCACGTGGGTTTATGAGAAGTATATTAACTGACCCTGACATTGTTAACGCATTTAATACGGCTACCCAACCAAGACAAACCACAATTGACACTAGTAAAACAGGCTCTGGTCATTACCGTTTAAACTTTCAATTCAATCCTGAGTATATTGAAAGAAGTGTTGCACAAACACCAGGTGCAGTAAACCCTATTTTGCAGAGTGTGTCAAACCTTACTCAACCAATCCCAGGTTCTGCAACGTTTAACTTTACAATGACGTTTAACAGAGAAATGGAAGTTGCTGCCGCTGGAAACCGTGCAAATTCAAACGTACTATGGGACGGTGATGATTTAGACCCCACTAGTACACGATTAAAAGACCCTGGTTTAGTAGGTGTTTGGGCAGACCTACAAATGTTTGACCTTATTGTAGGACAAGGCATTACCCCAGAACTTCTTGACCTTGTTGCTGCGTTTACAGAAGTTCAGGCTCTTGAACGTAGTGCAAATGAAAGCACCACAACTGATGGGGAAGGAGAAGAACCAAAAGAAGGAGAGGAAAAAGAAGAAAAAGCATCTGAAACAGACCCTGATTCTACTTCTTTTAATAAAGAAGAATTTGAAACAAACTTTACAGCAAATTTTGGCAACTCTGCATTTTTAAACCCTTTACCAGTTCGCATTGTTTTTTCAGATACGTTTATGGTTGAAGGAATGGTTACTGGTACGTCCGTTGCTTTTCAAAAATTTAATCATAGAATGATTCCAACTATTTGCCAAGTCAACGTAAACTTTAGTGCAATGTACTTAGGGTTTGCTAAAAAGAAAGCCTTCTTGACAGAGAACTTAACTGCATGGGCAAAAGACCAAGCAGGACAAATTGATAAAGATTTAGAAAAAAATAAATCAACTGCACGTGTTGCAGCAAATGCAATTACTTCTGTAATCGTATACCCTAACAGTAAATTAAATGCAAAACTCAATCTAACAGAATGGTCAGGTACAAACCACCCTGACAAGGATACTAACTTAGATCAATTTTTAGTACACTCGTTGTCTAATGCTAAAACACCTAACACCACTACGTATTATCCTGAAACGCCTACAACGTTAGAGCATTGGTATAACATTAAAAAAACGTCTTTGTATAAAAACGGAGTAAACATTACTAATAGTGTTTTAAGTTTGTACTCTGACAGTTTGTATTTACCTTTTGTTATTACTGTCTTATACAACAAACCTACAACTGTAGAAAAAGACCCAACTTATACTTTTAAAATTGAACTAGTTTATAAATACCCAAATCCAGAAACTGGAGTAAGAGATAAAGAATTTAAAAGTAATTGTAATTTTATAAAAATAAATGAATCCTATTATAAGGCATACACTCAAACGTCATCTAAAGTATTTACTCCGATGGTTTACACAGTTGGAGGAAGCCTTGATCTTGGTAAACTTCCTAATTTGCCAAAAATTAATAGTGCGCTAACTGGTACAGAAAACATTCCGTATAACGACAACCCGTTTCTAACATTGCGTATAACAACAACCGTTAACACACTCAATCTTGATGGTACTTCAACAACTTCTGCTGATCTCAACCCTATTGATTACGTAAACGTATCATGGCCTTCAGTTAGTGGTGCAGATTTTAACTACAACAAATCACCAGGTTTTAAAGGAACGCCAACCATTGCTGATTCCGTTAATGCACCAAAAGATTTTATACCAGCAGATAGGTTAGACTAATGAATTCAAATATTTCTAGGTACAGCAAAAAGTACGATGAAAAAAACAATCAAGCAATCACGATTTCTACACGTACTGATGTAATTAATAAACAGTATTTTGTGCATATTGCTAAACAGGGTGATTCATTTATTTCACTTGCACTACGTTATTTAAATAACGAACACCTATATTGGTACATTGCTGATCTTAACCCTCAAATAAAGTTTGCAGATTTGTTACCTGTTGGTGCACAAATACGAATTCCATTGACATGATTACCACTAACCTTTCTCCACTTGGTATTAGTTGGTCATTTTCTATTGATGGTTCTCCTGTTGCTTCTAACACCATTCAAAAAATAACAATGTCTTCTGTAGAAAACCAACACGACATTGCAACTATAGAAATGGTGGGAGTGCCCTCAGAATACGTTTTGGGATATGTAAATAAACCTATTGTTTTAACTATTTCTATTTTGGGCAATCGTTTATGCAGTATGTTTGGTTACGTTTCACACATTGAAGGTATTTCACACACTAACGAAGGTTTGGTAAATGGTTCTGCTTTTCAATTATTAAAAGTTATTTGTTTTGGAAGTTCGTATATTTTAAAAGCAAAACAAACAAAAGTTTGGAATAACGTATCTTTACATGATGTAGTTTCTAACATTGCTGACAAACACAAAATTGGATATTCCATTCCAATTAATAACTACCGCTTTAAACGATTGCTTCAATCTGAAACATCTTCTTGGCAGTTTATTGTAAATACCGCAAAACAATTGGGATACTCGTGTACATTGTCTAACAACCATTTGCACATCTGGGATAAACGCTTGTCTCCCGCACGTCAACCTTCCTATGCAACTTTGGAAGGAACTAAAGTAACTAGAAAACAATATGAACCACGTCCTGGTGTAATCCTTACATTTAACCCAATAATGGGTAACAATACCCCAGTTGGTGATATGAATAATAACAGTATTTCGTACATTGACGAATTAGGTCAAGTTGTGTCTGTATCAGATACAGATGTTGAAATTACCCCTACATTTGGTACAGCCAATACTACTCGCTTTAATGATGAACTGGCTGCTACTGCTATATCTTTTGAAGATGCTAAGAATATGTTATCTGCTAAAAAAAACTACACCCATGCTTATAGTTGTGAAACAACTGTACTAGGTGACCCTTCTATTAAAGTAGGGGGCATTGTCAAAGTAACAGGATACGATCACGACTTTGAAGGTTTTTGGTACGTTGAAAGCGTGACTCATGAATTGTTTAGTGAAACGCTTTTGACACACTTAAAATTAACAAGAGATGGAAACATTGATGAATCTTCTAAATTTCCAATGGTTCAGCAGTACTTTGATTTACCAAACCCTGTGTTAATCAATAATAAATGGTGTATGAAAACGGAGCATGTCAATGTATACAACTGACTTGCTTTCTCAAAACTCCATGCTACACAGAGGAGTTGTTACGTATTCCAGCACAACTACTGGAGAAATTAAAGTAAAAATACCATCTATTTTAGGCACATCAGAAGAAATGGCTATATCCTATATAGGTAGAACAAGCAATGTTGACAAAGTTTGGAGTGTTCCAGCAGTGGGTTCACAAATAGTAGTGGCTTCAGATGACACTAAGTTTACTAATTTATTTTGGGTACAGGTTAACCCAGACCCATCTATAAGCATACTAACAGCACAAGTTGCTGAGTTAACAGCACAAGTTGCTGCACTAATGGCATAGGAACATTTATGAAAACTTTTTCAATACCCTTTAGATTTAGCGAAGGCAGTGTTGCCGTTAATAAAAACGTAGACATTGCAATTAAAGATGAAATAATTAATTACCTAATGACTAATACTGGAGAACGTGTTATGCGGTCTAGGTATGGTGGAAATATGCAGGGGTTGGCTTTTGAAATTAATGACCCTTTAATTTTGGCTGATTTTAAAGTAGACGCTATTCCAGCAATTAACGCTAATTTGTCACGTGGTCGTGTCTTAGACATTGCTATTTTAGACCAACCTAGCAACCCTCAGTCTTCTCCATATGGTGATAACGTTGCTACTGTTGCTGTTAGGTATGCTACATCACCACGTAATATTTCTACATTTAGATTAATTGTTCGTTCTCAACTTACTTCAGAAAGTGAATTCTAATGGCTGACATTAACTACTCTAGTCGTGACTTTGAACAAATTAGAGATGATTTGCTATCTCGTGCTGCGTCTTTAGTGCCCGAATGGACTGCACGAGATAGTTCAGATTTTGGAGTAATGATGGTGGATTTGTGGGCTTACTTTGCCGACGTTCTTCACTACTACATTGACAGGGCTTCACGTGAGGCGTTTATTACAACAGCAACTCAACGAGAGTCCATGCTTGCCATTGCTAACCTTTTTGATTATCAACCACAGTTACAGACTGCTGCTACATCTGAAGTAACTGTTATTGGTAATAACATTCCAAGCGGTGAAACTGTTGTAATCCCTGCTGGAACTGTTTTTGTTTCCCCAGCAACCTCTAGTTCTCCAGTAGTTTATTTTACTTCCACTGCTTCTGCTTCTGCTTCTTCGGCATCTAGTCCAACAATTATTGTATTTGAAGGCGAGCAGGTAACTGATGAAACATTAGGAACAAGTACTGGAATGGTTAATCAACGCTACACTTTGTATTATCCTAAAGTTATTGGTAACAGCGTGACAATCAGTGTTCGTGAAGGTACTTTAGTAAATGGAATTCCAACGCTTGTTGAATATTTTCAAGTAGACAAACTTTATAACTCTGCTCCAGGTGATCGTGTGTTTAAACTAGTATTAAACGCTTCAAATGAGGTTGAAGTACTTTTTGGAAACGGCGTTAATGGCAAGATACCAAATGCTGGTCAATTAATTACGGCATCTTATCGTAAAGGAAAAGGTGCGGCAGGGAATTTGCCTGCTAATCAAATATCACAAATTCAAAACTCACCTAGCAATTACTTGTCTAAAATTTACTCAACGCAAGCCACTGGTGGTTCAGACGTTGAATCAATTGCGTCCCTTAAAACAAACATTCCAGCAGCATTTTCAACGCAAAATCGTGCTGTTTCATTAAATGATTACAAGTCTTTAGTACTAAATATTGCTGGTGTTGCAAAAGGAACTGCTTCGTACAACTCAAGCACAAAGGTTGTAACAATTTATGCAGCACCTTTTACAAGTGATTATTTATCATATGCTGGAGCATCTTTACCAGTTAATCAAACGCTGCGTGACAATATTATTTCGTACTATGAGCCAAGGCAGTTGATTGGAGCAAGCGTAACTTCAGCAAGTGCAGTTGCGCTGACTGCTGTAAATATTACTGCGTCTGTTTATGTGTACTCAAACTATGTTGCAAGCAAAGTAAAGACTGCTGTTGAAACTGCTTTAGATAATTTGTTTACGTTTGACAACGTTTATTTTAATCAAACACTTACTAAAGGTCAGATTTACAGAACAATTTTAAATGTTGAGGGCGTTGATTATGTAACCATCAGTCTTCCATCAACTGAAACAATTTCTTCTGGTGCGTATGGGCTGTTTAAAAAAGGAACTTACAGCATTACTACTGTAGGTGGAATTACAGGTTCATAATGGCTTTAGTATCCTTTCGTCTTCGTCGTACTGATAATAATGGTTCTTTGGTTCGTGGCGAGTCTCGTACAGACAACTCAATACGTTCTGATGGTTATGTAGTTGCCAGTTCTGATACAGGTTTATCTACATTTGATGCTTTTGTATTTAACGTTGGCAAACAGGTAGTAAGCAATACTAATGTTTATACATCTACACTACGTTTAACTTGGACACTAGAAACGCCATTAGAAGATTCTCCAGCAGTAACAGCCCCTATTGGTCTACATATTGTGTATAACCTTTATGGAGAACCTCTTACTATTGAAGATGGTGTTTCTGTATTTACTTGTGATCTAGCAACTTATGTTGAAACTGTTGACCACATTACAACAAGTATCAAACCTGGGTCATGGGTATATTACGGATTTTTTATTAAATACTCTGACGGAACCAACGTATGGTATGAGCGAGTTGTTACAAACTATGTACAAATACCAACTCAATACGGTTCTATTGATAGTATGTGGCAACGGGTTCCTGAATACTATCGTGCTTTAGACCAATCCGATGCTAATAACCATTTGTATCGTTTTCTTGAACTGTTTGGGTGGGAGTTGGATTCACTTCGCTCACTTATTGATAGTCTTTCTACTATCAATGACCCATTAGTAAGTATTACTCCTGCACTTGATTTGCTGGCAAAACAATTAGGTATTCCACATAGTTCTACAGAACTAGGCACTAACAGGTTGCGTACTGTGCTCCTAAACGCTTTTGAATTACGCAAACGAAAAGGAACACGTCTGGGAACTGCTGGTTATATCTCTGCTTTGTCAGGATGCGCCACAACTTACAATGACGTTACTAAAACATTTAAAGCGTACACACAACGTGTAAACCTTTTGTCTGACCCTAAGTTTAGGCAACAGAACATCATCTACCATCTAGGTACTCCAGCAAGCATTGAAAGAAATGCGTTAATCCTACGAACAACTGACCAAGATGCAACTTTGCGAGATATTGATAGTATTAGTAATGCAATTCGTAATCATTCAAGTACTACACCACCTAACTACACTACGTATACTACAAACCTAACAACTAGTACTGCTGCTTCAGTAGGTTGGGGAGTGTACACATCTGGATACGTGTTCTCCAGTTCTGCATCAGTCCCTGTTCTTCAAAATATTGTGTATAACGGAGAAGACGTACCCTTTAATAGTATTCCAGTTGTATTATCTGATGGAAACGGTATTAGTATTACAATCCCTGAGGATGTAAACGGACCGCAAACCGTTGTTGTATATGGACGCAAACCGTTTATGTACCATACTAGTTTGCCGTACTACACTTCATTTAATTGCAATCTAAGTAGCGCATCTTTTGCAAACATGCGTTTTATGACCTATGACACGGTTATTAACACCATTGAGCAACCTATTCCAGAAGCCATAGACGAAGCATTTTTTTATGATAGTTGGAATAACACAAGTGCTAGTAATCAAGGGCTTTATACACTTGGAGTAGACGTACAATATAACAATACTAATCCTGCTGAAGCCACATCAGGCAGGTTTGCGTTAGCCTTACCATTACCTGATGGTGGTCTCTACCCTAATAAAGTAGTTGTTCCTGCTCTAGTGTTTTCTGTTGACCCTGGTGAAAGTATTGTTATTTCTGAATGGTTAGTTGAACCACTTAGTCTGGGTAAGTACTTTGATGGTGACACCGTAACTGGAGGGTTTATTCAGGCGGCTAACCAATCCAGCGCCATTGGTTTGTCCGATTATCGCTGGGGGCCTAGTGGTGGGCAAAACAACCAAGATTTTTCTTACTACACTTTGGACTATGGGCGTGTTACGTCCATCGTAGAGAGTATGATTGACGAACACATAGTACCCGTTACTATGATTGGCGACTACACGCTTAATTGGGCAAATTTATACAACTTGTTGATTTACTTCTTCCAAAAGACCCCATGCCGTGGGTAAAGGTATTTGCAACAACCGTAGTGTCTTATATCGGTGTGGCAGTATTACAAACTGACCGCATTTGGATTGATGGTTTGGTTGTTGCAACACTTGCTGGTATTGTGTACAGCCTCGTCAGGTTAATTACCTTGATGGGCGATATGGCAAGAACACGTTCACTTAAATAAAGCAAAGGATACAACATGAATAACTACGTGATTATTGGTACTGGCGACACTTCGCCAAACATTATTGAAGACAGCCTTGGTGATGTACTGATGCCTCGGCACTTCCATGTGTCACTCAATCAAACAGAGCACGAAGGTGTTTGTCGTGTTTATGATTTCTTGATTGACAAAGAAGAAAAATACACTGGCTACAGCAACGGTGAAGCACCTAAATTGTTAGCGAGTAAAGCAGACAATGTAGTTACATCACAGGATGTGACGATTGATTTGGTTGATGTTGCTCGCAAACTTAAAGCAACTGTGCTTTATCTTTGGGATGAAAAAAACCCAAATGCAGAACGTGAAGTAACTGCAATGATTGACCAAGGTCTTACAGTATTGGATTTGACTGAAGGGTTAGCACCATTTCGTTTGATTGACGACACTGTTCCAGTTCCTGCTGAAGATGTGTTGCCACCTCTTAGTGCTAAGGACTATGAAAAGATGCCACGCACTACACTTGACCAACAAGCAAAAGCGCAAGGTCTTACGCCAAGTAATTTTTCTACAAAAGAAAAACTTATTGAAGCACTTCTTGGAGAGACTGTAGAGCCAATTGGGTATGTTGAACCTGTGTATGCTCAAGACGGTGCAACAGTTGTAATTGTTTTTCAAGACCAAACAACATGCGTAGTACGCATGAGTAATCATGATGCAATCAATCTTGCAAATAAGATTGACCCATTTACCAAGTACGGGAGCAAATAAAGTATCAGGGGGACTTGGGAGGTAAGAAAGGAGGTAAAGACCTCCCAAGCCCACACCCTGAATTGGCGTTCGGACAAGTTCGCCAAGAGTAAGTGTAGCACTAGACAAGGAGCATTATCGCATGGCAAAGAATAAGTTTGGTGGAGCGTTCTTAGCGTTTCCACGTTGGGTTCTCAAATATCTTGGCGAAGACAGTATCGCAAAAGTTGTATTATTAACAATACTACTGTATATGGATTCAGATACCCAAGAGTTAACCACGTCCTATAATCACATTGCAAAGATGACGGGGTATTCACGGTCAACGGTTATCCGTGCAATGAATCGCCTCATCTCTTGTGGGGTACTAATCAGGGTTCACCGTAAGGGCAAGAACGGCAATATCAGTAACCGTTACATTGTACGCTTTGACAATCCAGAGATTGTTAACAGTACCCTAGTGTCACAGCAGACACTAGGTGGTGTCCAGCCTGACACTACAGGTGGTGTCACCACTGACACTACCCCTAGTGTCCCCCGTGAC